CTTTGAAAGGTGATGAGTTCTGGCTTGAGCTCTGGACCCGATACGATACAGCCCCACGCGCTTCAGAACGTCGACACTTCAGAGGTGAGTCAGGTAAGAAAGCGATCAAGGCATGGATCAATACGTACGGTACACCTGAGAACTTTTTCGCCGCCTGTATGCAACCCTCGTTCATGAAGCTTTTACAAAAGGGCATACCTCAAATCGGTCAGTATTTTACTTGGAAATGCATGGACTTGCGTGAGGCAGTGTTTGGGTATCCAGTTGATTGGACAGACTCTGAACATCACATGGTGCAGCTGCCGAAGCAAGGCTTGGAGGTTATCTTTCCTGAGCTGCTTACAGTTGAGAAGCCTGACTATGCAACAGCGCTGATGCAGGTAGCCGATACTATCAGCTACATCAATGCACCCCCTCGCGGCGTACGTAGCTGCGGTGTGGCTGAGGCTGAGACAGTATGCTGCATGGCGAAAGCGTACTACAAGAGCTCCAAGCCAATCGGTAAAGACATCGTTGAGAAGCGTCACGACTTGACGGGTTACGGAGAAATATCTGATTACATCTTGTCGTTCATGCCTGCAGAACCTTTTGATATCGAGATCATATCATGAATCACATCATCAATATCCGCGGTACGAACGGCTCAGGTAAGACTACCACAGTACGTACGCTGATGAATTACTTGACGCATCACAAAGACGCGACTACATCTAACGGCGTATTCTTTCACGTATACACGACTCCAGCAGGTGAGTATGTAGCCTTCATTGGTAAGTACGAGGGTGCGGTAACTGGAGGGGTTGATCGAGTGCGTAACGTGCGTGACGTAGTTGAGGCTTGTCGCGAGATCATCCCTTACGCTCACATTGTCATGGAAGGTTTGCTCATGTCAGGTCTGCAGCAGTTGACAAAGGACATTGCTGACGCTTGCGTGGGTGACGGACAGTTTCATGCGCTGACACTTGATACACCGAAAGAGAAGTGCATCGCGCAGACTCTAAATCGTCGCGCTCTTGCCGGTAACGACAAGCCCTTCGACCCAGGTAAGTCACTCGTTCCAAAGTATCGCGCCGTTGAGTTGGCTCACATCAAGATGAAAAGCTGGGGCATGGACGCGAAACTCGTGTCGCAGCGTGACGCTCTAATCGAGGCTCTTCAACTCCTCAATATTCCTTTCAATCCTCAAAGTATATCCTTATGACCAAAGTATTCTCTATACGCGGCTCCAACGGTGCGGGCAAGACATGGGTCGCTCGCCGTATCATGGACAGAGCTGAGCCTACCTTCAAGAAAAAGATGACTCTTGATAACGGCGTACTAATCAACATTTACAAAGACTTCGTTATACTCGGCTCTTATGATCGTGTATGCGGGGGATGTGACACTATCAAAACTCCTACCCTAGTCTGGGACGCCGTCGTTGAGTGCGCTGCCTATACGAATGTAATCTATGAGGGCGTCATAGTTGGCAACGTCTATGAACCGACTATGATCTTGAACGCTAGGCTGAAAGAGGTCGGGGGCAACATCGTACCTATCTGTTTGAGCACTCCGTTCGAACAATGCGTCGCGAATGTGAACGCTCGCCGTGCTGTGGAAGGTAAGCCGCCGATTGAAAAGACTGAGAATATCTTGACGAATGATAAGAAGAATATATCATCAGCACGGAAGCTACACCTCGCGGGTCTAAACCCTCACTGGGTGAGCGCTGAGGAAGCCGTAGAAATTGTCTTGAAGGAGCTGGGTTATGTTTGATCAGCAATCAGGTGTAGCGAGTATCGACTTACTACGTACGATGGCGTACTTCGTTAGCGAGCGCGACTTCATACGTACAGAGCGTGAGGTTGGTGCTCCTGGTCCTTGGACTGAGGATGACATCCTGCAGATGTACCGCTTCTGCAACGTTCGCCGTAAGCATGATCGTGTATCCAAGTGGATCATAGAGAACGTCATCGATCGCTACGCTGATCATCCTCACCTTTGGTTCATGATCTGTTGCGCTCGTTGGATCAACTGGCCTCCTACAATACAAGCCCTCATGGATAGAAAGTACTGGCCTGTGGATGGGTTTGATCCTATCCGCTTTGGTCGCCTCATTGACGATCGCGTTAACAGCGGCAAAAAGAGTTGGACTGGGGCATACATGATCACAGCTCGTCAAGTACCGAAAGATCTAGGTAAGGGTGAGTTTATCGCTACGCATATGCTCAATCCTTTGCTTCAACGTCAAGAGCGGTTCCGTATGTACTTGGAAGTTCGCATACCGCAGTGGCGCTCAGTGGAAGGCGCGATGGAATTGTTTGAGGGTGCGAACGGTTGGGGTACGTTCATGACGGGTCAAGTCGTGGCTGATATGACCTATTGCCGGTTGCTGAATCAAGCTCGTGACCTGCACTCTTACGCCCCTATCGGTCCTGGTTCTACTCGAGGTCTGAACCGTATGTACGGTCGCCCTCTTGATCAGCGCATATCGCAAGAGCGATTCAATCAAGAGCTGGTTGATACAAAAGACAAGGTTGAGGATATTTTAAAGTACAAGCTAGAAGATCACACCTTGCATGATTGGCAGAACTGCTTCTGCGAGTTTGACAAATACATACGGGCGAGGAACGGCACTGGTCGCCCCCGCACTATTTATAAACCTGAAACAGCATTCTGAGGGCATCATGGAAGTATTCAACGTCACTAACGTCAATCAAGCCTTTCCGCTCGAGATCAACTCAATCAAGGCGAAAGGTATATCCCGCGACTCGCGTAACGGTCCGGTCATCGAGTTCATTGAGCCTGTAGCTACTACATACAGTCGCCCCCTAGAGCGAGTCCTGTTTGATAAAAAGCGTATGTGTAATCCGTTCTTCCACTCTATGGAGGGGCTCTGGATCATAGGCGGCTATCGTGATGTTGAGTTCTTAGACTACTTCAACTCACAGATGAAGCAGTACAGTGATGATGGTGATACGTTCTGGGGTGCCTACGGCTATCGTTTGCGTCATTCAGCAAAGATAGATCAGCTTGATCTAGCAGTCACTCTCTTAAAGGCTAATCCTAATGACCGTCGTGTAGTGACAACGATGTGGGATCCGGTGCTTGACTTAGGCGGCGAAAAACTTGATCACCCTTGCAACACTCATATTTACTGGAAAATACGCGATAAGAAGCTATACATGACTGTATGCTGCCGCTCAAACGATATGCTATACGGTAAGCTAGGTGCGAACGTAGTGCACTTCAGCATGCTGCAAGAGTATATGGCTTTCCGCATCGGTTGCGAAGTCGGTCCTTATACTCAGGTCTCAGACTCGTTACATATCTATACAAGCCTACCCGTGTGGGAGGCGGTCAAAGATACCCCTTACATCCCTGAGGATTATTATGATAGCGAGTATGCTGACCTGTTAGTCACTCCCTATCCTATGTTTAAGGACTGCTTCTTAGACGAATGGCACCGTGATCTTGAGGACTTCATGCTAGACCCGCAAGACGATAAGATCTATCGTACGCCGTTCTTCCAAGATGTCGCTCAACCTATCAGCTTAGTCTGGTGGGAGCATAAGAAGAACCGTAACGGCTTACGCTACGTGGATAGTATCAAAGCTACTGACTGGCGCCGTGCATGCGCTATGTGGCTCAAGGAGAAAGAAGCATGAGAACTTTAGTCTTTGACTTCGAGACGTTCTACGACCCGAAGGACTTCTCGCTTGCAAAGATGACGTCTACAGAGTACATTCGTGACCCTCGGTTTCAAACCCTGTGCTGCGCTTTCAAGTTAGACGACGAGCCTACGGTCATTGCGTGGGGTGAGGATGTAGCGAAGGCTTTTCAGCACTACGGTACTAACATACGCGCCGTGGCTCACAATGCTCAGTTCGATGGGGCTATCGCCGCGCATCACTACGGCTGGTTTCCTGACGAGTGGGTTGATACTGTAGGTTTGGCTCGTGCTCAGCTCAGGTTGAAGTCCTACAGTTTAGGTAACCTCGGTCAAGCGATGGGCTTCGGCGACAAGCTAGACGGACTCAGCGTTTCAAAGGGAAAGCGTCTTGAGGACTTGCAAGAGTTTGAAAAGACGATCCTGAGCGAATATTGCATACGTGACGTGGAGCTCTGTCATAAGATTTACTCCTCGCTCATCGATGCTTGCCCTCGTTTTGAACGTATGCTACTTGAGTGGTCTATCAAAGCTGTAACCGATCCGAAGCTGGCTATCGATCACGAGATGCTAGATCAATACGTCGTTGACCTAGTTGAGAGTCGTGATGCTACTTTAGCTGAGGCGGGTATCACGCGTGATGTCATCATGTCTAACCTCAAGTTCGCTGACGCCCTCAGGAACCTTGGTGTTGAGCCGCCTATGAAGATGAGCGAGCGCACCGGAAAGGCTACCTATGCGTTCGCCAAAGACGACAAGGGCATTACAGACTTGCTATCACATCCTAACCTGCACATTCAGACTATTGTCGCTGCTAGGCTCAAGCTCAAGTCAACTATTGAAGAAACACGCGCTCAGCGGCTGAGCAGCATTGGCAAGTCAGGCTTGCTTCCCGTGCCCTTGCTTTACTATGGCGCTCACACTGGTCGCTTCAGCGGCGGTGGTGGGATCAACCTGCAGAACCTGACTCGCGGCTCCAAGCTACGCAAAGGTATCGTGGCTCCTCCCGGCAAAGTTCTCGTCGTCGGTGATAGCTCACAAATTGAGGCTCGTGCTCTAGCCATGGCTGCTGGACAAGAGGACTTGGTTGAGGTGTTTCACAAGGGTCTTGATCCCTACTGTCACATGGCGTCATTTATATATGGGCGTGAAATCACGAAGAAGGATGAGGACGAGCGCTGGTTGGGTAAAGTGACGGTTCTAGGTGCAGGTTACGGTATGTCAGCGAACACGTTTTTTGAGTTCCTCCGCGCTCAAGGCAAGCCCCGCCCCATGGAAATGTGTCAGCGTGCTATTGCCGCCTACCGCAAGAAGAACTACATGATTACACAGTTCTGGGACAAATGCGACAAGGCACTTCAGAGCATATCCAAGGGGGTAGCGGTATCGTTGAGCGATTCTTTAGAGGTCCGCACGGGTCAAAATACTATCAGCTTACCGGTCGGCTTTCCGCTCATATATCCTGATTTGAAGTATGGCGCTGCCGAGCGTCGTTGGACGTATATGTCTCGCGGTGACGGTCGCTCAGGTATCTATGGCGGGTTAATCACAGAGAACATCATTCAGTCAGTCGCACGTCACGTAGTGATGGAGCAGCTGTTGATTGTGAACGAAACATATCCCGTGGCGTTAACGGTACATGACGAGATCGTTGCGGTGGTTGACGAAGCTGAAGGACCCGCCGCCCGTGATCATATTGAGCAAGTAATGAAGACCCCGCCTCGATGGTGGCCGGACCTACCGGTCAATGCCGAGGTTAAATGGGGTAAAGTGTATGGAGAACTAAAATGACTGAACGAACCGTATGGCTGGTGCATTCTGACCGCCGCCGTGACTACTCTGCCGCTGAGACATACGGCGAGGTCAAAGAGATATTTTCATCTGTGAATCGTGATTTCGATCCTTCAGGTGCAATAGAACACGCTCGTCGTGCGTTGAGTAAGATGGATCATGATGACTATCTAGTCATGACGGGTGATCCTGCTCTTTGTGCGATATGCGTTACCGTAGCCGCCGAGTTCCATGGCGGGTGCAATATCATGAGGTGGGACAAAAATAAACTTAGTTACAGCACAATGAATTTATCATTTGAATAGCGCTGCGTTAAGTTTTAGGTTATAATAACGTCCTAGGCAATTTTTAACTAAGGAGAAAAGAAAATGAGTGAATGGAAAACTCAGCTCATCACGGGCAAACAAGAGTTACCTCCCCGTATCTGCATCTTTGGCGGACACGGTATCGGTAAGAGCACGATCGCTAGTCAGTTCCCGAAGCCGATCTTTATTTCAACCGAGGATGGCTTGGCATCGCTAGATGTCGTGTCTTTCCCTCGTGCTGAGACAGTTGATGACGTAGCGCAGAATATTCGCACGTTGATCAAAGAAGAGCATGACTTTAGGACCGTCGTTCTAGATAGCGTAGATTGGCTGGTTGAGCCGCTCATCACGAGTGATATCGAGTCCAAACATGAGGCTAAAGAGTTGGCGTATGGTAAAGGGCAAATGATGATCGCTGAGGCGTTTCGTGAGTTGCTCAGCGGTTTTGATGTCCTTCGCAAGAAGCGTGACATGAACGTGGTTTTGATCGCGCATTCTAGTATCGTTAGATATGAGGATCCTCGCTCCGAACCGTACGATCGTTATCAACCTAAGTTGCCGAACCGCTGCAATGCGCTTCTGCAAGAGTGGGTAGATGTGCTGGCTTTTGCCGGCTTCCGAATCATTGTTAAGAAGTCTGATGTTGGCTTCAATAACAGTGTTACGCGTGGTATCACTACTGGGGAGCGGTTGCTTCACATGATTGAGAACCCTGCGTACGTAGCGAAGAATCGCTACAACTGTCCGGACACCGTTCCCATGGTGTACGAAAAACTTATCGAGTATGTACCTGTAAAAAGTTAAGGAGAATTTAACATGGCTAGATTTGGTTTCAATGCGGGTGAGTATGAACCCGACACAGGTCCCGGCAACTATGAGCCTATCCCTGATGGTGAGTATCAGTTGATGTGTGAGGAAGCTGAAGAAAAGCGTACCTCCGCAGGCACTGGTTCTTACATCAAGGCTAAGTTCCGCGTGCTGGGTCCTACAAACGCTGGGCGCTTCATCTGGATGAACTTCAACATCCATAACCCTAGCGCCAAGGCTGAGGAAATCGGGCGTAAGCAAATTTCCGGTTGGGCTCGTGCTTGTGGTCGTGCTAACGCTGGCGATACTGATGAGTTGATTAACTTGCCCTTCAGCGCGAACGTTACTACTGAGCCAGGAAGCGGTAGCTACGGTCCTCAGAACCGCATCAACGGCTTCAAAGCTGCTGATGGCGCTAAACCCACGCCAGCCGCCGCCCCAAAGTCTGTAGCAGCTCCTGCCGCCACAGCCCCCGCTGCGGTTGCCTCTACCCCTGCTCCGGCTACAGCTTCTAAGCCAGCCGGTAAAAAAGCCCCATGGGATGATTGATCATGGTGACTAAGGTACAAGTAGCGAAGGCGGTTGCTAAAGATACCGCTGATCAGCTTGAGGTCTTAGAGGCAGCAGCGCAGGAAGAAAGTAAACCTGCTGCCTCTTATCACGAGTTGAGCGAAGTTGAGGCAAAGCGAGTACGTGCCGCGAAGGAAGCTTTTGACAATACTATCCAGTATTTGAAAGCCCTGCGCGACTCGCAGCACGATGCTGAAGTTCAACGTATGTTTAGTGTCGCTATCACAAATGCCGAAACTGCCTACATGTGGGCGGTTAAAGCAATTACTTGGAGAGGCTAATGGCTCAACTACCGCGACATCAAGCTGCCCTAGAGGATATGATCTATGAGGCATATCGTCAAAAAGAAAGCAAAGAGCTCATGCTCACCCGCATCGGCGCTTCAGGCATCGGTGAAGAGTGCGTGCGCTCTATCTGGTACGATTGGCGAGGTGCACATAATGACGTCCCCGACGGTCGCATGTTGCGGTTGTTCAAGACGGGTTACATCCAAGAAGACAGAGTCGTTCAAGATTTGAAAGACGCTGGGCTTGAGGTGTGGGAGTTAGATCCTGAAAC